GGACGGTCTTGGCTCGACGTATGGCAGATGGGTAATCACTAACGTGGAGGAAGAGAAGTCCATCTTCGCAGCTGCCGCCCAAGCCAAAAAAATCGAGTTCACTGTGACTTTGGCTTACTTCGACGGTGCAAACACAAGCCTGCTGCCGAACCTTAACGGTACGCTCCTGGGCGACATCATTAGCGCGATTTAATCATGGCAACGACAACTTACATGACGAAGCAGGGCGACACCGCCGATGAAATTGCGTGGAACTACTACGGGACACGCGACGGCCTTGTGACTGAGGCATTCCTGGCGGCGAACAAGGGACTGGCTGCCTACGGGCCGTTCTTGCCTGCCGGTGTCGTCCTGGTTCTTCCTGCGATGGTGATTCAGCCGCAGCAAGACTCAATTAGTTTGTGGGATTGATAATGACCAATCCCGTTAAGCCAATGTTCAGGCTGCTGGCGAACAACAACGACATCACATCGACGATTAATGACAGGCTCATCTCGCTGCACTATACAGATGAGACCGGAAACACCAGTGACATGCTGGAAATCAATCTGTCGGACCATATTCCGAGCAAGCCGATTGCCATTCCTCCAACCGGTGCGCAGCTCACACTTTTCCTGGGATACGACGGAGTCCTTAGGAACATGGGCGTGTTCATGGTCGATGAAATCGAACTGAGCGGTCCGCCCGGAAAGATGCATCTCCGTGCCAGAGCTGCATCGTTCGATGAATTGAACGGTGGCGTTTACCATCTACAGACGCAGAAGCTGCGGCACTGGAAGATTGGGACGACTATCTCTGCGATGGTTCAGCAAATCGCAAAAGAACACGGCATGATTGGCAAAGTAGCGGCATCGTTGGCAAGCATCCAGTTGCCAAACGTTGACCAGCAGGATGAGAGCGACCTGAACATGCTGCTGCGCGTCGTTGGCAAAAAGTACGACGCCGTCATCAAACCGATTGGCAACTTGATTATCGTAGCCAAGCGCGGTGATTTCCAGAGTGTCTCAGGTCAGCCGTTGCCGACTGCTACGCTTGTGGCGACGGATTGCACGAGCTGGCACATGACCGAGCAGCGTCGTGATGGTGCTGGGACGGTCGTTGCTGCTTATCACGACAAGCGCAAGACGGCTAGGCACTACGTGTCTGTTGGTAGCGGACAGCCAGTGTTGCGCATCAAGCAGCACTTCCAGAATCAAGCAGAAGCCCAGGCAGCTGCAACGGCTGAGCTTACTCGTCGCAAGCGCGAGCAAACGCGGATGTCAGTGACGATGCCGGGCCGTACAGACCTGGTTGCTGAAGCTGAAGTGACTCTGCAAGGCTGGCGTACGGGCGTGAACACGACGTGGCTGGCGAACAAAGTCGAGCACTCACTCGACTCGTCGGGATACGTTTGTACAGTTGAGATGGAACTACCGAATCCAGGGCAGACGTACGAAATGCAGGACAGCACCGAGAACCCGGCGTAATTTGACATAAAGCAAATTATCAACTCCAGTAGCTAGCTACTAAACCGTGGCAGCTACGGCATTGCGCGCGCATGTATGTCGCGCCGCTCGTCACAACGTCGTAAGCTGGATTCTTGCACGCTGTCCGGCTGATTTTGTGGAGCGTGTCGCCTGCGCAAATGCTGTCTTGTGCGTTGACGAGCTGGAAGAGCTTGAGTACGCTCGAGCGGTCATTATCGCGCCAGTATTGGAGCGCTAACTGATACTGCTCGGCGGTCAGCTTGACGCTTCCACGGTCGGAGACTGTGAGCGTATGGTCGCCGTTTTCAGGCGAGCACAGGTCAATCATCGGGTGGTCTCCAGCGAAAATCTGGAGTCCGCTATTCTCGATGTCGTAGGTCCAATGGGTCATCGTTATTCTCAGTAGTTAAAGCAGGTCTAGCTACTGTGTTTTATTCTTTCTCGAACAGCTCGACTTGAGGTGTGACTTTTGGGCGCTTGCCCTTCTGGAGGCTATAGGACTTAACGAAAGCGAGCCTGTCACCGTTGAAAATATAGCGGATGTTCACCCAGTAGAGCGACGCATACGGCGAGCGGAAGATAAACGAGCGGTCCATCAACTCACGAATTCCGCGCGAGAATGCGCTGGCAGACATTCCAGATGCCGTCTGAGACAGCAGAACTTGGTCACTATCCTTTTTATCCTGAAGCTGATGATAGACAAGCTCGAACACTTCCATTGCCGGTTTTGACAGCCCTGCCGCTTGCTTGAATCCGGCTAGGTACAGCTTGACGAAACGCTCAGCGTCAACCTCTTCGTGTTCGTAAATAAGCGCGGTTCTCGGCCCAATCAGGTCACCGCTCTCTCCATCGAAAAGAATGCCCTGCTCCCGGCCAACCACCCGACTGCGGACCTTGGCAATCGAGTTGGACGGCATGATGCTCGGATTTTCAGAGTGTACAGGATGCGTGTACTTGGGTTGCAAAACTTTTGCCACTTTGATGCCCTCCTTCTGACAAGACATTTGCAGGTTTGGCGCAACTGACTTGCCGATATTATACATTGAAAGTGGCAAATGTGTGCCGGAAATCGGCAAGTCCTTGCCGGAAATCGCGATATCGATTCCCGCGCGACAAGGGTTTGCGGCCCGTTTCTTCTTATAGGTTTACAGAAGGGCGTCCTCGGGAGTTGTCCACGCCTGGCCGGATGCGGCGGTCTACGCGTCGCAGGCAGCCGGGCGGGGGTGGGCAACTCCCGGAAGGAAGAACGAAGTCACTTGATGCCGTGCTTCTTTTTCAGCTCCTCGACCTGCAAGCGTGTACCGGCTACGACCATCGCGGAAAGCTCGTAACCAAGCGCTGAGAGCTTCTCCATTTCATCAAGCAAGCTGACAGGCATGCGGTAGTTCCGCTGGAGCGTGTGCTCACGCGCATTAGCCCTGCGGATAGCCAGGATTTCGTACAAGCCCATTTGAGATTCAACAGCGTCTACAGAGGGCGCAGAGGGCTCCGCAACGACCTTCGGCGGTTCTGGAGTTACCGGCTCCGGTGTGGCCTCAGGCTGGATGACATCTGAGGCCTTCTGAAGGTCAGCCAACACCGCTGCTTGGTTCTTCGGAAGCGGCCCACCGAGGTTCGGTTGTTTGCGTCGAGTGGCGTTCACTTGAAAATCTCCATGTAAATGTCCTTAATCTCATTAGCCGCCATCGGGTCAAACTCGGGGCCTTTCAGTTCGTGAACTCCCCTACCAAGCGCGTACGCAAACTTGAAAGACTCGCGGAACCCCACCATTTTGTCCATCAGCGGGAGTGCCTCGCTGAATGCCGCCATCTGCCCAACGATGTACTTGGTCATGCGCTTACGCGGGTCTGCCTGGTTGAGCATGGCTGTAAGCGCAAGACTACGCCCGATACGTTCTTCAATACTAGCTACCGTTTCGACTAGGTCGGGAACGGTATCCAAGTCTTGCATGCTAGGCGTCAATGGGACAATCACGCGGTCAGCGAATAGGAGTGCCGCCCTAAAAAGCTCGGTATCTTTCCCGCCAATGTCCAAGAACACTACGTCGAAATCCTTAGCGAACTCTTGAACGTCACGCGCAAATTCCTCTGGCGACACCCTGCCCTTCTCAGGGGGCGAGAACTCATCAATGTGCCGCAGGTGTATCTCTGGCAGCCCTTCTTGACCTCTGCGGCGCGCTATGAACTTCTGGCTAGACCCCTGTCTATCGGCGTCATAAATCGCTACACGAAACCCCAAACAAGCGTGTACAGCCGCAAGGTTCTGGTTCAGTGTTGACTTTCCAACGCCGCCCTTCTGTTGTGCAACGGTAAATAGTCTCATCTGTAGGCTCCTAGAAATGTACGACTAAACGGATGGTAGTACACGACAATGAATAGCGCAAGTGCAACGTATAGCTTTACAGCAGTATAGCTATGCAGGCACTCAGAACGTGTACCGTCCGAAAAGCACCAAGGCCTGAGCCTGATACTTGTTGACCTTCGGAATATACGCTAGTTCCAAAGCGGCATGCTTGTATCCCACGCCAACGGTCGGTAGGGCACCCGGTCCGTGGTAGCGCGCGTCTTTGATGTACCCGGCACGGATGGCAGCGTCCAGATGGAAACCGCTATCGCCAATGTGGTACTGATAGCGATAACCGCCGTAAGCGGCGTAACCAAGTTGGTTCATCGAGTCCTTTAGCGCGTAGCCGCCTACGAACCAGCCAGAGTCATGCGGACCCCACTCCACGCCGAGCCCGTAGTTCACCTGGTTGTAGTCGTAGTTGTAGTGCTTGTCGAAATGCCAGCTCTTGCCGAAAACGAGCACTGACGTGTCCGCGTGAGCAAGCGTGGAGGCCAGAACGGCAGCTGCGATGATGAGTTTTTTAAGCATTTTATTACCCCGTAAGTTCTTAGTTAGCAGGAGGGCAGTAGTGCCTTCCCTGTAGATGTGTAGCTATGATAGTTCATGTCTATGAATACGTCAAGCACTTTGTATAGCTATACCGGTGTATATACAGCTGTATAGCTATACGGCGACGTTAGGACATACCCCAAGCCTCTGGCACAAGCACCGAGAGTTTTCGTTTGGGCGGAAGGACGGCAGGGAAGAACATACCGTCGCCGACCATACTGAAGAACCGAGCAAAGTCGTCGTCGGTCAACAACCTCATCCTCCGCTTACTCATTGCGCAGCTTCTCAATCGCATCACGGTATGCCTTGAGCCTTGCAGTGCTCTCAGCCTTGTTCTCGGCGCTCCACTCGACGCGCTTCAGCGCATCCTCGAGCCTACTCTCAGCTCCCTTTAGCTCGTTTGTTTCATATTCAATTAATTGATTCAGGGCTTCAATTGCTTTGTGATTCATCTTTTCATTTCTCCAGGTGGTTAAAAAGGAATGTCTTCGCTGCCCATAGACTCCGGTTCTTGGCGCGGAGCAGGGCGCGTTTCTTGGGTGGTATTTCCAAGCTGCACGTCATCCACTCTGGCAACCAGGTTCGAGTGCACCTTGCCGTCGTCGGCCTCACGAATTTCGACGTGAACATCTGACAGCGTGAAGCAGTGCGAGCTGCCCTTCTTGAGATACGGGGCGAGGGATTCAGCTCGTTTTCCCCAGAGCGTTGCTCGAATCCACTGGGTGGGGTTCTTGCCGTCCTCTGTCTTGATGCCGGGGTGGTAATTGAATGCCAGCGAGACATTAGCAACCGGCTGACCAGTTGCAGTGAAACGGACATCAACATCGTGGCCAACGCGGGCCAAGCCAATCATTTTCATTTTTAAGCTCCTTGTTTAGCAGCATCACGCTGCATGCGGGTTTCAACCAGTACTGCATAGCCGACGATGTCGTGCCAGTTATCAATGTATGAGGGGTCGCCGTTAAGCATTCGCGCGATTTTGTCAGTTATAACCGTGAGTGCTTGGCGCTGGTCGGCTGCTAGGTTCTGCCAACCGTCCACGCCGCGCATCACGTTCTGAAGGCTCTGAGCGATTTGCGCGTGGTGCTCGAATTCACCGTAACGAGCACCGCGCTCTTTTAAAGTGTCTTGAATGTTCATTTTGTCAATTGAGTTTGTTGTGCTTCCCACGCCTCCAACTGCGCGAGAGGGTATCTAACTGCTGCACCAAGCTTCTGATACGGGGGGCCGAAGCCCCTAGCACGCCAATTTGCCAATGTGCCGACTGTCACGGCACCTCCCCATCGCTCAGAAACTTCCTGAGCGGTGAGGAAATTCGTTTGTGCCATTTTGTGTAGCTCCTGTTTTTAGCCGATGCCGAGTGCCGCGTTCATGTCGTCAGCCTGGGTGCTAGCGCTAGATGCACGCTGAGCATCGAATGCCATTGCCGCACGCTTCAAATCATCAGGGCATCCAGCGGTGCTAATAGCGTCACGCGTTGACTTCGGAAGTGCACTCCATGCGGCCTTGAGTGCGTCCATTCCCTGCTCGCACACCAACTGGAGGCTATCTCGAGCGTTCTGCGCAGCGCTGTTAATCTGCTTTCCGCCGTCAATCCAGTCACGCAATTGCTTGCCGTGTTCAGCCGTCAGGTAGCCGCGAGCGGGTTCGCCTGCGGTACCGAAAATCGGAACCAGCTCTGCTGGGCATTTGATAATGTCCCTCTCCTTACCGCCGTTCCAGAGCATCATCGATGCCGTCAATTCAAACGTGAAGTTTTTCTCCTGAATCGGCAGGACTCCTTGCGGTTCGTACTCGGTCTTGCCGCCGTTCTTTACTAGCTTCACCTTCTCGCGAGCACGCATGCAAGCGATGATGTGAACCGGAGACTGGAGTAGGGCGTTCATGAACCGCTTGTGCTCTCTCTTTGCATCGTTCCAGCGCGGAGTGCGCGGCGCTTGACCATCACGGCCCGGCGCATTAGCGATGTCTTCGCAGCCACCGATGCCTTCCCACTCGTGCGAAACGCTGTCGATAACCAGAACCTCAACACCAGCATCCACAAAAGCCTGGATGGCCTCGCTGTAACGCTGGGGCGAGAATGGCGGCGTCAGGTCGCCGATTAAGAACTTATGAATCACGCCATCAGCATCCTGAAGAGCATTAGCGTACAAACGGCCGCGACGGTTTTCGGTACAGATGAAGCCGAGCTTCTTGCTGTCGAAGTTCGCCATACCCCATCCCAACTGGAGGGCCGAGAACGTTTTTCCGCCGCCAGAGATACCGCCCAGACCAACAACAAGTCGCGCGCCTTCGCGTTCCGCTTCTTCGATTTTGAAAATTGACATGCAGAATTACCCCTTAAAAATTAGAAAATAAATACAAGTTCCAGCGATGATTAGCGGCGCAAACTCTAGAGCCAACATAATCAGTATTAAGAGCGCGGCTCCCAAGAGACAAGCAACCGCAGTCAGTCCATCGATTAGTTTAGAAAGCATTTTTATTCCGCCCCTACGAGATGTTGGTTTTGCTTCAAATGCCATTCAGGCAGCCGGATAGTGCGCACGTTTGTGCCATACGCAGGCCACTCGCCTTGGTCTTGACACGTTGCATACGTGTCCAGCGCTTTCCGATACTTCGCACGTCCTACTGCAATGCTTTCTTCATCGAGTACGTAGACGCCGACCGCATGCGGGTATGACTTCTCGACTGCGATGAACACGAAAGCTTTTGCAGAGTCAGGAGTATTGCTATCGGTTTTATCCGCCTGATTCAGTGCCAGTGACAGCGTGTCGAGGTAGTAGGGCGCTTGAACGTCGTAGCCAAATTTCGCGATGCTACGAGCGAAACCCTCAGGGCTAGCGTCTTCGGTGGTTTTCAAGTCACCAACGATTCCATCCATACGCCACAGGTCCGGTCGGCAGCGACGCAGTTCTCCCGTCTCAGGGTCAGCTGCATACGCTGAGTGTTCAGTGACGTATTTCTCGCCGGTCAGCAGCGAACGAGCAGCGGTATGAGCCATCACGGCGTCACGCATAGCAAACAACTGGTTGCGCTCGTCCGTAGAGAGGATAGTGCGGCCAGCGTTCTGAACTGCGTACTGTTGCTTGAGCTCGTCAGCGATTTTCACGTCAGGGCGAACAGCTTTCAGGCGCTCAATCAGCTCAGGCTTCGTGCCGCTGACCTTCTCGCCAGCTTCTTTCAAAGCTGCCTTCAGGTCGTCAGCGGTAACCAGCGCGTCTGCGGGCAACTGATACTCGAGCACATACGAGTTATCAAATAACTCAGGCTCCAACACCAGCATGTGAAACGCGGTGCCGATTTTCATGGCTGGAGTCGGCTCGCGTTCCGCGTGATTGTCTCGAGCGGCCTTTAAGTGAGCGGGAGATTGCTTGAGGATGGTGCACAACATCGAGTTGGATACACCAGCGCCACCGTGGTAAGCGGCATTTGATAAGTTCGAGTAAATTCCGGGCTGCATTTTTTCTCCGATTTGATAACATGAACACAGTATAGCAAACAGTGTAGCAACTGTGTGAACTATTTTCAATCACCGTGATTCGCGATGATGAAGAGTGAAGTTATCAATTTTATCCCTCTCGTTTAAAGACACTATCTACACAAGGGGTATTCAACTTATCAATTACACATGACTATCGTACTTCGTGACTACCAGAACACCGTTGTAACCGCCACTGGACAGGCTTTGCGCCGGAATCGCCGCGTGCTCGTTGTAGTGCCTCCTGGTGGAGGAAAAACCGTCATCGCCGCGTTTATGGCGCAAGCTTTCGCTGCTCGAGGGCAGACGGCATTTTTCAATTGCCATCGGCAGGAGCTTATCAAACAGACATCCGGTACATTTGCGGACTGCGGGCTGGAGCACTCCTTCATCGCGGCAGGGCAGCCGATGTACGTGAACGCGGCGGTTCAGATTTGTAGTATTGACACTCTAAAGAATCGCTTGGCCAAGCTCCAAGAGCCTAAAGTTGTGTTTTGGGACGAATGCCACCATATTGCTGCCGCTGGATGGTCCGCAATCATGGAAGCGTGGCCTAATTCCTACCATATCGGCCTGACAGGCTCGCCGTGGCGCTTGGACGGCTCGGGACTTGGAAGGCACTTCGACGAGATGATTCTGGGCCCGTCTACGGCTGAGCTAATCGAGATGGGCAAGCTCGCGCCATACGAAATTTTCGCTCCAAGCACGCCTGACATGAAAGGCGTTCGCAAATCGATGGGCGACTTTGCAAAGGCAGACGCCGAACAAAAAATGCGTGAGCCGAAAATCATCGGCGACATTGTCAATCACTGGAAGAAGCATGCATCGGGATTGTTAACTGTTGGCTACGCTGTTAACGTAGCACACAGCCAGTACATGAGCGAGCTTTTCAATCAGAACGGAATCCCAGCCGCCCACCTGGACGGTGGTACCGAGAACTCAGAGCGCAAGCGAATCATCCAGAAATACGCTGATGGCGACATCAAAGTTTTGTGGAATGTCGGCCTGTTTGGAGAGGGTTTCGACCTGTCGGCATGGGCTGGCAAGCCGGTCACGATTGATGCCGCAATCCTTGCGAACCCGACGACCTCGCTCTCCAAGTACTTGCAGGAGTCCATGCGCTGCATGCGGCCGCGTGAAGGCAAAACCGCCATCATTCTCGACCATGCGGGGAACTCATCACGTCATGGTTTTCCCGATGATGACCGAGACTGGCAGCTCGAGGACCGTAAAAAAGGCAAAAAATCCGATGCGCAAGACGGGCCACCACCACCGCTTACGTGCGACGGTTGCTATAGGCAGTGGAGACGACCCGCGCCTGCTGTATGTACCTGCGGCAAGCACCTGGTGGCAGAGGCAAAAGAGATTGAAGTAGGCGAGGGTGAATTGAAAAAACTCACTGAAGCCGACAAGCAGCGCGTCCGGGCAAATAGAAAACGCGAGGAAGCCGAATGCAAGTCCCTGGAAGATTGGATAAGTCTCGGACGCCAGCGCGGCTACGATTTTCCATTGCAATGGGCCCAGAAACGTCACGGGCTGCGAGCTAATAGGCGTTGACTATCGGCTCGATAGTTAAATACAATTGACATTCACAAACATGAATACCCTATACTTTTGACATGGAGATTTAAATGGGATTGAAAATGAGTGAGCATCGCATCCAGAACGAAATTCGCAATGAGCTAGCAGGGCAGTGCATCCTGTTTCGTGCGAACGTCGGCAAAGGGTGGACAGGCTCAGACTGTATCAAGTTGCCCAACGGGGATATGCTGATTAAAAACCCCAGGCCTTTCGACACGGGTCTTCCGCCAGGATTCGGTGACCTTTTCGGGCTTGTAAAGCGTGAAATTACGGCTGAGATGGTCGGCCAGACTGTCGGCGTTTACATCGCTGCTGACGTAAAAACCGACACCGGCAAGTTGACGGATAAACAAGCTGCCTATCTTAATGCAGTGAACGCCAACGGTGGATTCGCTGGTACGTGGCGCTGCGTTGATGATGCTGTTGCTACACTCAAACTCGCGAAAGGTGAGAAATGAATGCCGAAACTTTTATGCGCAAACGCGCGCGCATCGCCTCCGAGCATCCGCCGTCAACGAAGTACTACAAGAAGGCCTTGGACGGCCTTACGCGTGACGCAGATGCAGCTCTACTGGTGATTGACCGGAAAATCGTCGGATGGCGCTTGAAGACCGGCGAGATTGTCTGCACCAAGGAACGGTTTCGCGACGAAGCTGATGCCAGGGCAGCGCTGGCAGCTATCCACCGTAGTAGTTTTGAGGGTGCACGTGTTCCAATTCGCTCTTACTACTGCTCACGCTGCAAGGGTTTTCACCTAACGTCTCAACCGTTTCATACGACGCGAAGTGAATAAAAACAGCTGCTACACTATTTAATTCACAAACGTGAACCACTGATGTACAATTGATAACATTGCAATTCAGGAGATTTGAAAATGAAAATTGACGAACGAACCCAAAAGCTCAAGGAGCTGATGGATACCTACCAGCTGACGGCTGCTGAAGTCGGCGAAATCCTCGGTCGCAACGCACAGACCGTGCGCGTCTGGAGGAGCTCGAGCACGCAGCACATTCCGGCTGATGCACTGCGCCTGCTGGAAATGACGCTCTTGCACAAGGGCGCAAAATGAACAAGTTGGATTTCGCTGCAATCAATCAATCATTGAACGCGGAAAGCGTCGTGCCGCAATGGCTTCCAGACGGCAAGTTGTGCGGTAGTGAGTGGGTGTCTCACAATGGCAGTTTCAGCGTCAACCTTCGCAAAGGCGTGTGGAAAGACTTTTCTGGTGGCGCTGGTGGCGCAGACCTCGTGTCGCTGTATGCGTTCCTGTTTCACAACAACAATCAAGGCGAAGCTGCCCGCGAGTTGCAGCAGGAAAATGGCATCGTGCTGAACAACGAAACACGTCAACGCGCTCACGAAACGAAAGTCGCTCAACTCGACGAAGCTCGTCCTGAGTGCGTGTTTCCGGTTCCTCCCGAAGCGCCGACTCCGACCTTCCACCATGGAAAATATGGCCAGCCGTCGCGCCGGTTCGCTTATCGGGACGCAGCTGGCGACCTCATGATGTACGTCTGCCGCTTTGACCCTGAAGGTGAACGCAAGCAGGTTGTCCCTTACTCGTGGTGCACCCACCCCGAGAAGGACGGCAAGCCTGCACACTCACGCTGGACGTGGAAGGGCATTACTGGAAAATCCAAGCGTCCGATTTATGGCCTCGACAAACTGGCGGCGATGCCAGACGTAGATGTAATTATTGTCGAAGGCGAGAAAGCAGCTGACGCAGCGCAAGAGCTGTTTGGCTCAACCGCCGCGTGCGTGACATGGATGGGTGGCGTTGAAACGGCTGACCGTACTGATGTGAAGGCGCTCGCAGGTCGTCGCGTGTTTCTGTGGCCTGATTTCGATGGCGCGAAAGACGACGAAGGTAACGTGAAGGCCCTACATGAGCAGCCAGGTATGCGCGCCATGATGGCTATTGCTTCGAGCCTTAAGGGCGTTGCGCGCGAGCAGCATATGGTTCGTTATGAACTCGGTGCATTCGAGCATGGTTGGGACCTCGCAGACGCACAAGCTGAAGGCTGGGACCTGACGCAAGTGATGGAATACCTCGGCAAAAACACGGGTGACCCTGTTGCTGTAGCCGCAACGAAACCCGCTGGCCGAATCAAGCTCGAGACAACGGTGAATCCCTTTGGCTACGTGCACGTGTCGGACAAAGGTCAACCGCTCAACACTGTTGAAAACCTCGCCTATGTTTTCGAGCAGTACGGCATTACGGCACGCTACAACGTTGTCAAGAAAGATGTTTTGGTGGAAATTCCTGGACGTACATATGTGAACGACAACGCAAGCAACTGCGCATTGGCCGAAATCAATAGCATCTGCGCGCGTAATCGCATGCCGACAGCGAACGCTGGCGAGTACATCAAACTCATCGCAGACCGTAACAGCTTCAACCCTGCTGAAGAGATGATTACCGAACGCGCGTGGGACGGTGTTAGCCGCCTGGAAGAGCTGTATGACACGCTGAAAACTGCGCCGGGCTATGACCGTGATTTGATGAAAATGCTCGTGCGTCGCTGGCTTATTTCGTGTGTTGCTGCTGCGCTGAAGTCCAAGGGGTTCTGGTCGAAGGGCGTGTTGGTCCTCCAAGGAGAGCAGTCGCTCGGTAAGACAGCGTGGATTAAGGCTTTGCTGCCTCAATCACGGCGTGATTTGGTAAAAATCGGCGCGAACATTGACCCGTCGAATAAGGACAGCGTGAGCTCGGCGATTGGGCACTGGATTGTGGAACTCGGAGAGCTGGATGGAACGTTCCGTAAAGCCGACATCGCTAAGCTAAAGGCCTTCATCAGCTCAGACATCGACCAGCTACGCCGTCCGTATGACCGACTCGAATCAACGTATCAACGTCGCACCGTCTTTTTTGCTAGTGTGAACCCGGAGAAATTTTTGGCGGACGAGACTGGTAACGTTCGGTGGTGGACGATTCCAGTGGTTGGCGTGGACTATGAGCACAGCATAGACGTACAGCAGCTCTGGGCCGAAGTCGCAGCGCTGTTCAACGCTGGTGAAGAGTGGTGGCTAAGCCGGGACGAAGAGGCTGCGTTGGCTGAAGTGAACCGCGAGCACGAAGCAGTTGACCCGCTGGAAGAGCGTCTCTTGCAGTTCTACGACTGGTCGCGCAACGGTTTCGGCAAGTCGCTATCATCGACGGATGTTCTGCTTGAGCTTGGAATTGATAAGCCGACAAAAACACAAGCGACCGATTGCAGCCGGTTGCTGAAGAAAATGACCGGCAGCGATGCCAAGAAATCAGGCTCCCGTCGTGTGTTCAAAATGCCTCCACGCGCTGATGGCTACTACGACGACGAAAGGCCTTTCTAACACTAACAGGCGCTCAGTTGAGCGCCTTTTTTCTATGCAAATCACACTACACAATGGCGTCCAGGTGGACAGCTACAGCGAGGCATGGCGTAACGAGGCGGAAGCCAAGACGGTGCTGCGTATGCCGTCTAAATCAGCTCGGCAGGAGTACTTACAACGCGTTCGCAAATCTAGGGGCGAGACAGCGGGGAAATTTCTTGAGAAGACAATTCTGTCGATTTGGGAGTCGCGTAAAAGCAACAATTGATAATATTAGGGTTTGCCCTAGGTATTCATATCCGTGAATGTTGCTATACTTCTTACATCGCAGCAAACAACGCAGTTGCTACACGATTCATAACTAACTGAACTAGGAGCTTAAAAATGTACAAGATTGCAGACCAAACCACGACCTTCGACGACCTCGACACCGCTTACGCAGCGCTCCACTTTGAAGTTCAAGAGCAGACCAAGAAGAACCGCTTCATCGGTCTCCCGGCCAAGCAGGCACGGATGTTCGCCGAGGAGGTATGCTACCTTGAGAGGTGCGACGAAGTAGGTAACTGGGTGCCGTTCTAACAAGCACCAACCGAGCCGGGCGGTAACCCGGCGTTTAAAGCAGATTGCTACACGATTTACCACTAACTGATAGGAGCTTCAAAATGAGCAAGATTCACGACATCGAAGACAACACGTTCGCAGCAGCATGCTACAACGACAATACCATCGCAGAACTGCGCGAAGCACTCGCAGGGGATACGTCAACCCGCGAAAACGACTGCGCACAGTGGGGTATCACGCACGCTCAGTGGGCCGCGCAAATCAAGCTTGCCCTCGACGCCAAGCTTGAAATCCCGGAAGCTTACAGGCTCGCTGACATGAACAACGGTGCGTTTGGCGAAGAGTACACAACCCTCGAAGCCGCCAAGCTCGCGCTTAGGGAAGCAGTCCAGTATGGGGCCAAGCTTCACCGTGAAGCACATGAAGAGCTGACTTACGAGGAGTGCCTTGAAGTCTCCAAGAAATTCCACTGCATCGTGAAGCTTGACGAACAAGGCGACTGGGTGGAGTTCGAATAAAACCCAGCTCTACACAATTGACAACCGCCGCCGGGACCGATTCCCGGCAACTACTAGGAGTTGATAATGGATAACGAATTTGCAGCGGCATGCCGTGACCAGCACAGCGTTGAGGAGCTCGAGGCTCTCCTGCGTGGACCCATCAGCATCGAAGATTGCGAATTTTGGGAGATTGAGCCGGATGTGTGGAGTGCGTCGGTTGCGCTGGCGTTGAACTGGAAAATTGCGGAGATGAACGAGAATGTCTAAGTTTAATGTCACTTTTGAGCAGCTTCGCAACGCTCGCATGAGCTGGCCAGACTACAACATACTTGTCCGCTACTCTCAAGGCCGTCCGTTCACAGACTATGACGAGCAGCGGGCGGGGTACATTGATGTACGTCCTGACACGAAGATTTCCCTAGTCGAGGTCATGGAGCGCGTCGGATTCG